GTCAACAAAAGATTTAACAGCAAAACTTATAGCGAACCAAAAAGAACCGAAGTCTGATCAGTGGCACGTGGTCGAGTTTCCGGCACTCATGGACCACGGACCAGTGTGGCCAGAATATTGGAACACGGAAGAGTTAGAGAAAGTAAAAGCATCCCTACCTGTCGCTAAATGGAACGCGCAGTGGATGCAACAACCTACATCAGAAGAAGGTGCAATCTTGAAACGTGAATGGTGGAGAGTGTACGACAAAGAAGAGATACCGGCCCTACATCATGTTATTCAATCTTACGATACAGCGTTCTTGAAAAAAGAAACAGCAGACTATTCAGCGATCACAACGTGGGGTATATTCTATCCAGACCAAGATAGTCCGGCTAATTTAATACTTCTTGATGCTATTAAAGGCAGATACGAGTTTCCAGAACTCAGGCGTTTAGCTTTACAACAGTATGAATATTGGAAACCAGAGTCTGTAATCGTAGAGGCAAAGGCCTCCGGTCTACCCCTAACCTACGAATTACGACAGATGGATATACCAGTAATTAACTTTACACCTAGCAAAGGTAATGATAAACATGCTAGAGTGAACGCAGTAGCACCGCTTTTCGAGTCTGGAATGATATGGGCGCCAGATCAGAAATTTGCAGAGGAGGTGATCGAGGAATGTGCAGCATTCCCTAACGGCGATTACGACGATCTTGTGGACTCTACAACACAAGCTATCATGCGCTTCAGGCAGGGCGGATTAATCGGACACCCTGAAGATTACATCGACGAAAAAAAAGACCCTAAACCGAAGGTATATTACTAATGAAATTTATTTTAATGGGATTAATAAAAAGCTTTACCAAAGAAATGGGTAGATCCCCTAATATAGGTGAATTAAACCTTTTAAGAAGAGAAGCAGATATTATACAAAAACAAAATACAATTATACCCTTTCCAGGAGGCGGCAAAGATAAAGTTAGTCCTTTTAATAAATTAATAGATCCTAAAAGCGACACAGGTATTAAACTTGGTAAAGTTAGAGAGGGTCTTAAAAAAAGAGAAACAGAAGCAGAGATGTTAGAGAGAATGAACAGACAAAACAAAGAATCTGTTGCAAGACTTAAAAAGAAAAAAGAAAAAGATCTTGGTGAAAAATTAAAAGATTACGATGGTGATCCAGATGCTATGGCAGGCGGTGGTCTAGCAGGAGCTCTTGCCAAACTAAAAAAGAAATATGGCAAAGACATTATTCAAAAAGGTAAAGCACCGAAGAAAAGCAAGAAAAAAGAAACACAAGATATGTTCAGAGAGTTTAATAGAAAAAATAAAGCTAATGGTGGACCTATAGATCCAAGTTATTTAGGTATACCACCAGCAGGATTAGGTACAGGATCAAGACCAGGTGGTCATCCTTATCCAGGTTTAGATTATTATGATGATGATACTGGTGCCAAAGGTTTAATGAAAAAAAGGAAAAAGAAAAAGAAAAAACGAGAAAAGAAAGCAGCTGGCGGTAGAATAGAACTTGCTGGAGGCGGAGGAATTGCAAAACTTTTAAAATTTTTACAAAAATTTAAAAAGAAAAAAATAGAAGATGGTTATCAATTTCCTGAAATTGATGACAGTTTTAGAAAAAAGTTATTAGAAAAAATGGGAAACAGAAAAGATAATGTTTTAAAAGAGTTTGATACTACAGGTAGAAAGCCTAACGCAGCTGGCGGTAGAATAGAACTTTCTGGAGGTGGGGCCATATCTAAACTATTAAAAATTTTAAGTGCTAAAAGTCCTGCACAAAGATACAAGGATTATTTAGCTAGTGTTAAGAAAAGATCTATAGAAGGAGATTTTAAATCTTTGGCACCTGAACTAGGTGCAGTTTCAGCTGGTGGTATCTTAATTAATAGAAAAATGAAATCTATTTTAGAAGAAGGTAACGAATTACAAAAAGAAAGATTTTTAAAAGAATACATAGAAGAACTTAATAATGATCCTTCTTATGATGATCGTCCTGAATTAAGAGATAAACTGATAGAGAAATATACTGAAAGTTTGTTTGGTGAGAGAAAAGCAGGTGGTGGTTTAGCTTATATGTTAGGTGAAGACGACAGAACTGGATTTAATAAAGGCGGCTTTAACAAAGGTAGAAGAAATTTTATAAAACTGATGGCGGGTCTAGCATCATTACCTTTTGTTGGTAAGTTGTTTAAAGGTGCAAAAGTTGCAAAGATTGTACCACTAAAGAACACAACAACAGAAATGCCTACATGGTTTCCTGAATTTATAGATAAAGTTACTTATTCCGGTGTGGGTAAAAAAATAGACGCAGACATTATGAAATACGAAACTAAAGACTTACCGGGTATAGAAGTTTACAAACATGATGATGGTAAAATTTTTGTATCAGGTAAAAATGATTATTCTAAATCTTATGAGATAGAATACGAACCACCAGGATATGAAGTCATAGACTATGAAACAGGTAAAGCTGTTAAGACTAAAGGAAACTTCACGGCACAAGAAGAAGTTCCTGTAAACGTAGATATGGATGGTAATATAGATTTTGACGGGGAGATTTTAGAAAGTGTTGATAATATTCTGGGTCCAGATACAAGAGTCATGGAAAAATATGCAACCGGTAAAGTTACAAAAACAGTAAAAGATTTTACAGGTGATTCAGGTATGAAACGAGGTGAGTACAACGTAGGCGCAGCCGAAGCAAGGTATGAGCAGGCAGCAGATAAAGCAGCTGAAAACCTAGCGGAGCAAGCAGAGGAGGCGGCAGCAGCGATAAAAGGTGATGACTTTGCAACAGGTGGCTTAGCTAAACTATTGGGAGAATAATGAAAGTAAAACATTACAACGAGATGATGGCCTATCTAATTCGCCCGGGGTTCAATGGCGGTGGTTCGGTGTCCAACAATACTGTTCTACCTAAAAGAAAACCAGCAGCAGAAGTTAAGAAAAGAAAAAAAATAAACTACGAGAAGATTAAACAGTATCTAGGTAAAGAATCACAAGACCTTATTGAAAGAGAATTAGGTTTCGCAGTCGGCGGAGGTGTAAGTCCCAACCAACTTAAACAAAGGTTTATGGAACTTATCATATCTATTCAAGATGCGGAGGCAGAAGAGGTTCCTAGGCTTGTTGCAGAAGCAAAAGACATCAAAGATAAGATAGATGAGCTTAACAAGGTACTTGCTCCTGAAAGACAAATTAAAATTACAGCCGAAGGATTAGATTTTGATAACCCATTATTAGATGCAGCAAAAATTCAAGAGTCAGTAAAACCTATTCAAGACATTGTGCCTAAAAGTCTTACAACAGAAAACCCAATCCTAAAAGGAGTGGTTCCAGATTTTCCAAAAGGAGACAAAGGCACGCTAGCCGATCCAGAAGAAAAAGAAGATGTCTTTAAAAGAGAGCCGGGCAAAAGAATAGCTACGATGCCCGATGGCACAGTTACAAAAGCTAGCATGCAAATGAAACGTCCAACAGACCTAAGGGATATGATTAGAGACGCTCTTAAAAAATCTGATGAAGAAGAGTATCCTGAAATAAAAACTGAAGATGGCTTTGCAGACGGTGGTCGTATTGGATTTAAAAAAGGAACACCGTTTCCAATTACAGATGAGAAACTAGCGAAGATAAATGAGTTGATTAAAGATACCGATTTAGATTTAAAATCTATTGGTTCAAAAATTGGTTTTGGAACAGATAAACGTAGCATGACGATTGATACCCCTGTTATGAAGGCATACATAGAAAAGTATGGTAAACCCGAACCAGGAAGATTAAAACCAACTAATCTTGCAAAAGATCCAGAGTACGTACAATTTGTAATAGACAAAGTAAAAGAGTTAGGAAGTAAAAACGCTGCTTCAAAAGAATTAAAAATAGACAGAAAAACAATAAACAATATTTTAAAACAAAAAGCTCCAGAGTTAATGAAACCTGAAAATATAGACAAGGGTGGAAAATATAATTATCAAAAAGTTAGAGCTAAAACTATTAAAGAAATGGAAAAGGTTTTAAAGAAAATGCCGGGAGGAAAAACAACTTTAGACCAAACCATTTTACTCATGGATAAAATTAATGCACAAAATAAAACTATAGCAAGCATGACAGACAAAGAAATTTTAGGAAATAAAAAATTAATAGACTCTATGAGATTAGATGTTACAGAATTAAAAACATCTAAACCTATGTTAAAGTTTGATCGCTATAAAGATTTTACCGATGAACAACTTGTTAAGAAAATAAGAGATTTAGCTAAAACAAATGAATTATTTCAGGTAGAACATCAAATTCCAATTAGTAGTAAAAGAACAGCTTCTCTTTTTCCTAAAAACATTCAAGTTGCAGTGGGAAGAGTAGGAGGACAAGTAGAAACTCTTAAAAACTTTGTAATAAATAATCCTAACTCACCTATTGTAAACGATATAGATAGATTTTTAAAAAGTCAAAATGTTCAAATTAAGGGTGCTGTTGGTCAAAACATTGGATATGCCAATGATATTATATTTAATTCAAAAACAAATACATCTAACATAGTTGATGAAGGTATAGATATTTTTAGAAGACCAGATAATATAGGTTTAGGTATGAATAGAATCAATCCAGAGCTTTTAGATTTTAGAAAGCTACCTGACGATGTTAAAGACATTGGAAACGTTATTCGTGATTTAATTAAAACACCAGGCGGAAAAAGAATAGCAAGAAATTTAATTAAAGCTGGAAAGTTTACTGGATATGGTATAGCTGGTGAGGTAGCATTTGCTGCGCCTTTTGCGCTTTCTGATTATGCTTCTGGATTAGAGGGAGATAGGATACTTGGTAATGCAACACTTGGTTTGTTTGGAAAAACTGAACAAAAAGAAATCAGAGATGCAGTTGGTGAGTTGGGTTATGCAACTCAAACTATAGATGAGCTGGGAAACCTTCTTCCAGAAATAGTAAATAAATATAAAACTTATAACGATGAAAACGACCCTCTCGGTACAAAAAGACAACAATTTGTAAATTTATATAGCTCAACTCGTGATAGATATAACAAAGCATACAATCTTTTTGTATCTGACGGAGGAAAATTTGATACAGAATTATATAACAAAGGTGTAACTAACTACGCAGCAGGTTTGGGTCAGATAGAAAAATTTAGAGTTGCAAAAGAAAAGGAAAGAGGTATTGCAGAAGCAAGTAAAGATGTAACAGGACTTGAATTAGACCTTAATTTTGCCGGAGGCGGTTTAGCTAAGGGGGCCGGAGAAGAATCAGGTCCACCACCAGAGTCAGGACCCACACCACAGGGCTTGGCTTCTATAATAAAACGTGGTAGAAAATACTAGGAGTTTAAATGGCAGATATAGACAAAGGACTTCCTAACACTCGTACCCAAATTAAAGTTCCGGGCGAAGAGGTCGAGATAAAGGAAGAAATAAAAGAACAGGCACCCGTAGAAGTTATCCCTGAAGAGGATGGCGGTGCAACTATAGATTTTGAACCAAGTGCAGTTAATGTACCGGGCACAGAAAAACATTTTGATAATTTAGCAGATATTTTACCTGAAGATATTTTAGATCCAGTGGGGTCTGAATTAAAAAATAATTACATGGATTACAAGATGTCTAGAAAAGATTGGGAGAAATCTTACACAGACGGACTTGATCTATTAGGATTTAAATACGAAAACAGAACAGAACCTTTTCAAGGTGCTTCGGGAGCCACGCACCCTGTATTAGCAGAAGCTGTTACACAGTTCCAAGCTACAGCATACAAAGAATTATTACCAAGTGATGGTCCAGTAAGAACACAAATCTTAGGAATTAAAACACCGGCCAAAGATCAACAAGCACATAGAGTAAAAGATTTCATGAACTATCAGATTATGGATCAAATGACAGAGTACGAACCAGAGTTTGATTCTATGTTATTTCATTTACCTTTAGCAGGATCTACGTTTAAAAAAATTTACTATGATGATTTATTAGGCAGAGCAGTTTCTAAATTTGTTCCTGCTGATGATTTAATCGTACCTTACACCGCAAATAGTTTAGCAGAAGCAGAAGCTATTATTCACGTTGTAAAAATATCTGAGAATGATTTAAGAAAACAACAAGTAGCGGGATTTTATGCTGATGTTGAATTAACACCTCCAGGTACAGTTGTTAATGACGAAGTTTCAAAAAAAGAAAAAGACTTAGAAGGCACTAAAAAATCTGGAAAACAAATCCCTATGTACACTCTTCTTGAGTGTCATGTGGATCTAGATTTAGAGGGCTTTGAAGACATTGGTCCAGACGGCGAGCCGACTGGTATCAAGCTACCCTATATCGTTACAATCGAAGAGGGTAGTGGAACGGTTCTTTCGATAAGAAGGAACTATGCGCCCAACGATCCAAAAAAACAAAGGGTCCAATATTTTGTCCACTTTAAATTTCTGCCAGGACTAGGATTCTACGGATTTGGATTAA